GTCTTCTGTCCCCACACAACCGGTCCAACTCCCTGCTTGCTGACAAGAGGGTTCATTCTTGCCACGTAAAGGGTGTCAGAGGTCGACTTGTTGAGAGCAACGGAGAAGTCTGAGACGTTTGCCAGCGTGCCTCTGGTGAAGCCTGCAGGAGCGTTGAAGGGCTGTCCAACGGCATCGTTCTTGCCGAACGCTCCAAGCACTGCAACTGATGGTGGAACCTTCTCAAACACTGTTCCGTTGTCTAGACGGATGTTGGTGTCTGGGAAATAGGTTGCAGCGAACGAGCTATTGACTGCTCTTGTGTTGAACTGCTGGGCTGTCTGTGTTACGGACACGTTGGTGTACGAACCAGTGAGGTTGTTGCCAAGAGCGTCGTACTGCTCTGCATCCATGATGTAGAAGCAGTCGAAACGGTCCTGTTCAACAGTGCTGATAGCGTTGTCTGTAACATATCTTGCTCTCACTCCTGGGACGGCAAGAACTTGAACGTCTAGGTCGTTCACGTCGCTTACCACTTCAAGAGCCTTGAGGTAAGACTGGACAGTCGCACCGTTGGTCAGACCACGGCTTGTGTTGTCGAGTTCTTGTGTGATGGCGGCGTTCTTCATGTAGCGTGTGTCGCTGTTGAAGATACGAACACCGTCGAATCCTCTTTCGAGGTAGAACGAGAACTTGGCAAGGGACTGGATAGATGCGCTGCCTGTAAGGTCGTTTACGGCCAACGCTCTTGTCTTTGTTGCGTGACTTGCAACAATGTTGCCTGCACGCACGTAGCTCCAGCTCAACACGGCTGTTGCACTTACGTCTGGAAGACCATTGCTTCCAGTCACAACCTTCACCTTGTCCAAGCAGAACAGGTTGTTGTTGAAAGCGTCGGAATCAAGAATGTTGCTTGCCGCTGTTGCAGCTGTTCCTGTGTTGTCGAACACAGCCATCTGCACGTTCGATGAGCCTGTTAGGTTCGGGTAATACTTGCTGTATCCCAAGATGCTTGGGTTGAACAGTGCGCTGCCGTTGATGTCGGTTACGCTTGTCTGCCTCTGGAACTGAACACCCCAGAACAGGTTGGTGTCGACACCTGCGCTAGCAGCTGCCTTCTTCAAGTTCAAGCGCATTGGGATAGGAGGCTGAGCAGCCTTGTAGAGCGGCTTGTGTCCAAGGATGTTGGTTGCAAAGTATGGGTTCCCTGTGTTGATCAGGTCGCCTTGGCGAAGGTCAACAAGAGAAGAAGATCCACCGGTAACCAAGTGCTGTGGACCACGGAAACCGAATGGAACAGCAGAGCTGTCGATATCCATGTTTTCAACGATGTCAGCCATCTCAACTCTCACATAACGTGAGCGGTTAGACTCTGCACCAACAGTGACAACTCTCTGAGAGGCTGTGTCAGTGTCGAAGTCAAAGTACGAGTTCTCGGTTCCGATTCTCTTGGCAATGTAGTTTGGGCTTTCTGGGTCAAGAGAGCAGTTCGAGAACGTCTCAAGGATTACAGAAGCTCCGGTCTCATCCCTGTCGGTAAGCCTACGAACAAGAACGTCGAACTTGCCATATGGCTGAGTTGCTGTTCCTGGCTGGATGTTCATGATGGAGATTTTCACATCCGAGTTGCTTGCCTCACCGTCGCTCCTGTGATGGAACTTGAACAGGTTGTAGTACGTACCACCGAAGTTCTGGGAGATAACCCACGGAGAGAAAGCATGGCCGTAACGATCTTCGAAGTTCTCGTAGTTCGGTGTGATTGAGCTTCCAACGTTTGATGTGTGGGTAGCAGCAGCACCAGAGGTGGGTGTCAAGAACGCAATGTTCTGAACAGCACCGAAGGCAGAACCCGAAGCAGCAACGATAACACCAGAACCGGTAGGAACTGCAAGTGCTGAGTACACATCAAATGCGCTGTAAAGAAGGTGTCCAGCTTCCTGTGTCTTCAGTGGGTCCGTGTTGAACACGTTTGCAAAGTAGTTCACAGCCTGTGGATCGAAGCTGGCCGTCAACACGTTTGGATATCTCGTGTCCGTTCCCTTGTGTCCGTTCATCAACAGAACGAACGACTGCTTGCCGCTAGAGATATCAACGGAACCAGTGAAGGCACCAGAGAACACAGCTTCGGTAGGCACGAAGTAAGACGCAGGAGCCGCACTAGGAGACGCAGCAGAGCTCAGTCTCAGAATGACACCCGATGGTGCGAACAACACGCCACGGACGATTGGAACCGATCCTGTGGTCGTCTGAAGGCTAGCGTCAGAGAAGATAGTGCTGCCAGCACTCTCCGACATAAAGCAACCGAGAACGTAAACAGAACCTGTCACGTTTCCTGTGTTTGCATACGGGTTATGCCCTAGGGCACCACCGCTGCTCTCAACAGGCTGCTGAGCACCAACAACGAATCCAGAACCAGAAACAGTTCCGTCACCGTTACGTGTTGCACCAGTTCCAGCTCCAAGTGTTCTGATCTGAACTAGTGGAACGGAAGTGTTGGTGAACCATTCCCTTGCGGCAAGATAGCCGTTGGGCGTGTCCGTGCTAGCACCACCAAACGTTGCAACGAACTCAGGCAAGGACGTGACGGTTGTTGGTACGAACGCTGGTCCCTTCACTGTTGGAGACACAACACACGCTGGTGTGCCTGACGGAGTTTTTACTGCTGGCCCAGTAACCTCAACTTCGTTGGTTATCACACCGGGGCTTCTAAACGTACTTGCCATGTTGGTTATTCTGCCTTCCTATAAAGGTTGTCGTTCGATAACTAGGACGACACAAAAAAACTCCCATGGAACACATGGGAGTTTCTCAGGCAGAATACAGGTGGTTGATGTTATCAGCCGAGCTGCACGCCAGACGGTGTCACAATGAAGTCCATGATGACATATTCGATAGCCCTTGTTGGGAGCAAACGAATTTGTACGTTCATACGGTTGCTTCTGACATCCTCGGCTGTGTTGTTTCTGCTGTCACAGATAACAGCGAACTTCTCGATACCTTGCTTCTGTTGAACAGAGCTTAGAATCAATGAGGCTTCGTCAATCATTCTCTGACGTAGTGCTGGTGTGTTCTGTTCGAACAAGATACGGTTTCCTACGGCCACCATCTGACGCTTGACTTCCAGAACCATACGCTTGACGTTGATGGAACGTAGAGCCGTGTCATTCTGCTGGAGCGTGTTCTGCGAGAAGAACACATAGTTTGCCGTTGGGAACTTGACGATTGGGTTGATGTTCGCATCGAACAACGAGTTTCTGTCGACTTGGTTTACTCTGATTGCTGTCATCGACACGAAGTTCAAGGAACCACGGTCGAAGCCTGCAGGTGCGAACCAAGGGAACTTCACTCTGTCGTTGTATCCCAGAGCTGCCACAGCAGCCACAGAGGCGGGAAGAGTAACCTTCCTGGTGTTCACTGTGTCTTCCACAACAACCGATGGGAAGTACGCTGCTGCTGCGTTGTTATCCAGCGCACGGTTGACGAATGCGTTGGTTGTCTGTGTGATAGAGATGGTCTTACCTGTCTCTCCATCAAAGATACGACCAGAGGTTGTACCGGACTGGTCATATTGCTGGATGTCCATGAGATAGAAGCTAAGGCCGAACTCTAGGTTTTTCTCCAGAGCATAGTCCGTCACCAGTGGGTCACGTTGTCCAGGGATAACGAGGATGTTGTTGTTGGCAATCGATGGGTTGGTTGCAACATCTACAGCTGTCTTGTAAGCAACAACATTGCTGTTCGCTGTACCAGCACCAGTGTAGTTCACGCTTGTTGGCGCTCCTGGAGAGACATAGCTGGCGTTTGCAAGGCCATATGTGCTGTTGGCGCCAACGTCGTCCGATGTCGAACGATCGCTGAACCTAGCGGCTTGCCTGTCGAAGATGTTTACACCATCCCAGCCGCCTTGCAAGAACGTTGTGAACTTGGCGAACTGAGAGTATGTGTTGAATGTCGTTGCGCTGCTGCTGTTGAGCAGGGTTGCAAGTGTCACACGGTTGCTGTAGTTCGAAGCGACATAGCTTGTTGGATCGATTGTGGCGTTCCTCAAGTAAGCAGCCTCACGCATGTGTGTTGCTGCACTGGCTGTCACTCCAGCAAGGGATGTGTTCGACAGAGCAACCTTGGCAAGCGAGAACTTGTTGTTGTTCAAGGTGTCGGACTGCGAGCCTGTGGTGATAACACCAAGCTCTTGAATTCCCACGAACTTCGAGAAGTTCTCAACGATAGGGTTGATTTCGTCATTCACGTTGACGTTCAGAACGCTACCGTTGTTTCTCTCGAACTTCACGCCCCAGTACATCCTGCTATCCAGAATGGTCTGTGTTCCTGGGCTGCCTGCAATGCCGCTTGTGGCAAGAGAGTTGCGTGTGATGGTGAAGCGATATGGAACTGGAGGAACAATCGAACCAGAAAGGTTCGGCGCTCCACCAGCAGAACACGACACGCTTGTGATTCTTGTGCTTCCAAGAGCTACGCTGCCTGTTTGGTCAGTCAATGCTACGTTCGTAAGCGGCATCTGGTGACCATGGAAACCGAATGGCAGAGCCTTCTCTGGCACTTCTCCAGCATCAAGCTGGGCACTGGTCACAACACGAACATACTTCGAACGGTTGCCGTACTTGCCTGTAACCAACGCTCCACGGTCCTCAACCTCAACAGCGTCGAAGTTGAACACAGCCTTCTTGTCACCAATGACCTTGGCCACATAGTTGTCACTCTGTGGATCGAGCGACAGGTTGTTGAACACTTCAAGGACTTGTGGGTCTGCATCACTGTCCTCGAAAGCTCTCACTGTCAGCGTAAAGGTTCCGAACTGTGTGTTTGGGTTCGTGGAAGCAAGCAGGTTCGAGATGCTTACCTTGATCTTGTTTCCAGCGTACGCACCATCATCTAGTGCTTCGGTATAAAACAAGTCATACTCGATATTACCGAACGGCTGTGAGATGAAGTATGGAGACTTCGGTGCCTTGTAGCGTGTGTTGTACCAGCCGAACACATCTCTGTACTGAAGGCCAAGGCTGTTGGCGTTGCTGGAGCCGGAGAGCACTGCTACGGTTGGAAGGTCGGCACTTGTCTGAAGAGCGGCAACCTGTGCGTCAACTGGATAGTGGACGTACAACAAGTGCTTCTTCTCAACGAAGTATTCTGGGTTGGTGTTTAGAATCTTGCCCACGTACTTGTCGCTGCTTGGGTCAAGGGATGCTGAGAACACCTTGATTCCAGCAAGACCGTCATCGCTTGCAAAGGTTGAGCCAGCGCTTGTGCTCAACACAAGCTTGAACATGTCCTGAAGGATGCCTGTCGTTCCAGCCTTGGCTGCTTGATAGTTCTGTGTGCCTGCCGAGATGGTTGACGCATCAAACACTGCTCCACCAGCACCAGAGAGCACAAGAAACCTTGAGTCCGGGGTTGTAAACAACACGGCTCTTACAAGGTGTGCGTTGTCAGGAGCGCTTCCATCTACATCGTAGCTGTCGTTGTTGGTGAAGTCAGGATATCCGTAGACTTCGTTTGTCTGCACTGAGTGCTTTGCTACAAGGAACTGTACAACGCCTTGCAGTGCGCCACCAGCGAACTCTGTTCCATTACCTACGACCTTCATGCCTGCATTGACAACCGTTCCACTTACCATGGTGTTCGAGATGTCTGCAGATGAGCTGTTGGCACCACAGCCGAGAACACGGATGTAGTTCACCGATGCTAGCTCTGAACCCTTGGATTCAAGGAACTTCTGAGCTGCATATCCACCAACGAACTTGGGGTCAACTGAACCAAACTTGTCAGCGAAATCAGTGTAGCTTCCAAGACTCACTGGAATGAAGGCTGGGCCTTTCTCTGCCGCCCCAATCACAGTGGCAGGAACACCACCCACCGGAGTCTCTCTCTCTGTAAGGTCAAACTCCCTGTCGAAGTAGTTCGGAGCCTTCAATACGATTTCTGCCATGATTTATCCTCGCTTTTTGAGCTGTGTGAAAGTTCTACGGGATAAATAGAGATAGGTGGCCTGTTTCCTGGTCCTGTGATATTCCTAGGAAACTATGTACCTATTTCCTTGTGCCGTTGAAGAACTCCATAAGAGACTGTTCATCAGAGGCGGTGTACTCGGTTTCACCGTTCTTCTGATACCTGCTGGTCTGGGAGATGACCTTCGACTGTTTGTTGCCGTTTCTGTCCGTGTATTCTCTTCTGTAGAGGTACTTTTGCTGTGTGGTTGGTTTTGGTTTCGTTGCAGGGTCTAGTTCCAAGTCGGAAAGAATAAACGGATTGGTGTCCACCAACCCATCCTTGGTTTCGTTGAAGTTGTCTTGGTTACGTGTTTCCCCAACGAAGCTGTCACCTGGGTCCGAGACTTCGAATGACACTGTTGGTGCCGACAAGTATCTCTTGAATGGCACTCTCTGTCCCTCGCCTTGAGGAGCAAGCAGGTAACCTCTTACTGTCAGGGTTACACTGTACTTGATAATTCTCTCTTGGTCTGTGATGTCTTCGAAGTTGTCCTGCGCTGAAAGTGTCGGGTCCAGAGTAGACCCAAACCAATAACCCTTGTCAGTCTTGAGATAGAACCCTTTGCCTGGAGACAGTTGGTTCGCTAGTAGCGTATCAATCAGATAGTTCATGTGCTGTGTATAAGCCGTCCAGAACACGATCTCATACGTCGCCGTGAACATCTGTGGGAATGGTATGGAGATGACTTCGTAGACGTGGTTGTTTCGTAGTGTCCCAGGCTTGTCATCCAACAACATGCCTTCCTTCAGTGACGGTAGTTCTGCTGCCGATCCAACGTTCCCCCGTAGAGACGTTGGAGGTGTTGACATGTGTTTCAAATTTAGTGTGTTGATAAGAGACTGGTAGTCTCCATCTGTCACGTCATACCTTCTCTTGATGACCAACTCTCCAGGAAACAAGTCCCCACCTTGCTGTTCAATGCCTGTTCTACGAATAGAGATGGCTGGAAGTATCAACACACCATTCTTGTCTCTGAACGGCTTCAGTCTCTTAGCAAGAGCAAACCTCTCACCCGTAGCCATAAGAACAAAAGGCTTGCGTACGTTTATCTGTTCGTTGTTTCCTGTTGTTATAGCCTTGTTTTGGAACTTGATATCCTTGTCGAACAGAGAATGCACGGCTATGTCAACGTCTTCAATTCCACAGGAAGGAACATAAAACGTTGACGGATCATTTCCGAGAGTGTCATACCCAGTATCAACCTGTCCCTTGTCTTCACGATAGGGAACGTTCTGTCTTGTTGTCATTCGTCATATATTCCCTTCTTCGCTGGCATAGGATCGTTGTTGAAAGAGCTTGCAGCATCCTCTTGAATGAAGTCTCCTGAAGGTGAAGCGTCATTCCCAGGTTCTACCCTCTTCGCTCCTGTTCCAAGAGCAATGTCAGGCATCTGATGTCCTAGCCTGTTCCTGAGCTCACGAACGTCTCCAGTGGCTTCCCCTGTGCTAGACACAGGAAGACCTCTCTGCTGCTCAAAGATCGTCTGCGCACCCCCTCCAGCGGCTTTGGTGGGCAATGGGAAACTGTTCGGGTCAAGCTGTCCAAGCCTTGCTGTTCTTGCCGTTATCTTCCAAGAGTTGTCGTGCTCTTCAAGTCCGAAGATGTTGTTCATGTTGGTGAAGGTAAGAACCTCGAACAGAACGTCACCGTAGGAGAACATGTCACCCTCGGATGGATAGAACCCCTTGTCAACCAAGTCCTTGTACTGGATTAGAACCTCAAGCTTCGCCTCCTGGTCCGGACCAAACGCTGTTGTCTTGCTGGACCATTCTGGCTGGCCCACAAGAGCGTTTAGTCTTATCGGACGCTCAAACACCTTCTTCACCGCTTCGTTGTAAACAGCGTGAACAGCACTCTTGACAGTGCTCAAGGGGTAATACTGGATTGTCTGTCCAACAACGTCCTTTATCACTTCTTTCGTGATGTCGTTGATGAACTGTATCTCACGTTGTCCGACAAAGAGGCGTGGAATGGGAATACCCTAGCTTTCTGTGATGATAACTATGGATGATTCGTGGCCCACTTCTTCGGAAGCAACAAGGAGCTTCCAGCCCTTGTGGGTTTTCAGCCTTCCATGAAGCAGGGCGTAAAGCCCTTGCTTGTAAAGCCCATGTTCCTTGGCGAACGTTGGCACATGTGAAATGTTGTGATATATCGTGCCATCAGGCGCCAACAGCGAGCCATATGTCTTTACCGGCTGCGTGCTATTTCTGTTGGCGATGTTCTTTCGGGCCTGTTCTTGCTTTTTGGCCCTGAACACTGGGTCTGATGCGATTCTTTCGTTGATAGCTTTGGTCCGCCTTGCCTGATTTGCTGGATCGCTGAGAGCCGCTATAGCAACTTTCCTTTGGTTAGGGTCTTTCATTCGTTCTTGCATTAGAACGGACATGGCTGCACGATGTTCTTCGCTTTCCCATAGCCGTTTGGCATGTTTAGAAGCTTTCGCCTTATATTCCGGCGTATCCATGGCCGCCATTCGTTTGATGGCCACTTTCTCTTTGAAACCGGGTTCTTGCCACTTTTTCTTCATGGCTTCGCTTTGCTTGGCACTTGTTTCCGTTGGCGTCTTCGAATGACATGCCCGCCATTCTCCTCGGATTATTTCGGTGCAGTTGTAGCATGCTCGTGTTCCATCCTCTAAGATAAGTCGGTATACGTTTGAGATACGTCGCTCTTCGGCGGCGTTTCTTTCTTCTTTCGACGCCCCAACCATAACCTCCAGTACGCAGAACAGAAGGAAGTTGTCGTGTCCTAAGAGCGTGACACATTTGTTATAATCGGCCTGCAAGAATCGATTCGAATGGTTACCACCCATAAGGTCACGACAATGATTCTGCCAACGGTTTCTGAACCGATTCGTTTGCCCAATATACACTCTGCCCGTATGCGTGTTGGTGATTTGGTAAATGCCACCCAAGTGACCGTGTTCATTGCTGTTGAATATCACCGAACAAGCATACCACTATTCGAACGGTAAACAAATCAATACATTGTTAGGGCCACTTTCGGACTCATAGGCGTGTATCCGAGCATTTTTACAGTGTTCTCAGCCTTCGTAGCTTCACGCTCAGCAATCTTGTCATATGTAAGGTTGTCGAGCGTTTCCTTGAGAGTCGTCAAGAGTTTCTCTTTATCTTCTCTACCGGCAGTTACAAGGTCTTCACCGTTCAGGGATATAGACGTACCGGGCACAGGAATCTCCTTGAACTTGCTTCTCACTCTTCCTAGGAGTTCTGTTGCAAGAGCTAGAGTGTACTGAGCAATCCAGTTCCTACTCCAGATGTTCAGTGAGTTGTAGTTCAGTGGACCGAACGGAGCGTTGAATGGACCGTTGACGCCATAAATCTTGTCATCCTGATAAGAACCAGAGACTCCGGCACCAGTTGTGTAGTAGCTGGAACCACTTGCAACAAGTGTTGAAGCGATGGTTGGAAAAGGAGACTTGCCGTATCTCACTCTTATCCAGAACCTGCTGTTGTAGTTGGGAGTGATTACGCTAGGAGTTGGATAAATGCGAATAGTCCTTCCAACTATCTTGTAACTGAAGTGAGACCTTCTCATCTTCTGCGCTGTCTTCAACATGCTTGAACGCAGAACGTCTTCGAACAGCGGCAGCACATAGAACCTTGTGTCTGGGATATAGCTTTCAACAGGAAGTCCTGAAGCAACGAAGTTCGAAGCAAGGTTCGAGTTGAACATGTACTGCACTGGGGCGTTGTGGAACACCTCGACAACTTCCATGGTTCCGACAGAGCCTGAAGGCTGCAGGGCGAACAACGTTTGTCCAGTTCCGTTTCCATCAAACAGCTCTGTGTACAAGTCATAGTCCTGCCTGCTGCCTGTGAGGTTCATGTAACCAAGATAAGTCTGTTCAGTCTGACTGTACCCGATGATACCTGCGTATGGGGCAGCAAGAGAGTTCAGGAACTCAAGGTTCTGCTGAACGTACATGTTGGTGATGTTGATGTTGTTGACTCCGTTGGAGTCAACCGAACCGGTTGGCATTCCCATGAGGTTCGCCAAGTTCGAGATGTTCTGGTACTCAATCATCTTGCTGTTGAACTCTCTTGTTGCTTCCTCAAAGCATGACCAAACCATAGGCTTGGTCAGCTCAACACCCAGAACGTCTTCTCCAAGACGCCTGAACACGAACGTAACAAGGCTGTCAGCATCACTCTGGAACAGAGTGTACTTGTCGTAGAAGCCAAACGGTGTTGGATGGAGAGTTGTGTTGAAGGTTGACGCCATGATGGATGCACATAACTAGCGCCAGTATTTCCTAGGAATCTACTTCTTCGCCTTCTTCTTGCCACGCTTCATGAGTCTGTGAACCGTTCCATACACCAGAGCTCCTAGGCGTTGACGCTCTTCCGGGGTCTTCGCATTCGCTGGGTCTCCGTACTCATCCTTGAGTGCAAGAATAACCTTCTCCCACTTGGCAGGAAACTTACCTTCAACAACAAGCCTGCCCACTTCCTCGAACAGAACCCGAGAAACCACTTCTGCCAACTTCTTGACCTTCGGTGCTTTTGGCTTCTCTGCCTTCGCTGTAAGTTCCTTGCTAGCAGCGACGAACGACTGCATGATGGTTGAAGCGGCCTTCTTCAACTCGGGAATATCAGGCAGCAGCGAAGCAAACAGCTTCGCATCACCGTTCGTAAGAGCTTGTCTTACCATGGTTCCAGAGATGCGCTTGCCAGATGGTAGCTGCACTTCCTTCAGCGCTACAGGGTGAATACGGCTTTCTGCTGCAAGTGTTGGATAGAGCTTCTGAAGCTTGTCCAGGCTGTACCTGCCTTCAATGTCTTCGGGACCAGCGAACAGATAAAAGTCCACAGGCTTGTCCATGTTGTCCTTGATAAACTGGAAGGTGGTACCAACAGGAGAGCCAGGAACAAACACCACTTCGACACCCTTGCTCTCAAGCACAGGCTGGATGAACTTCTGAACGTATTCCTTCGCTACTTTGCCGCTGAGAGGAAACTCCCCAGGACGCACTCTGTCTTGTTCAGACAGAAACAGATATAGCTTGTCAACGGATTCCTTCGCCGCCAACACACTCAAAAAGTGTCCTATGTGCATAGGCTTGAACGAACCAGGGAACAGCCCAATCTTCTTCACTGCAGACTTAGTCATGGCCATAACTAGCCTAGTTATCACTCATGAATGACAGAACACACAAACTCATAAGACTCTTGACCAGAGTCCTTGTGGTAGAACACCTTCAACAACTAGCTGAAGGTGGTGCAGCTGGCCACATGGCTCATCCCTTCGATGTTGAATCGGTCAAGTCCGGTAAAGACTTGGTCGAACTGTTTGGCAGAGCAGCCATCTACCTCGCCAAGAACCCAACACACGCCAGCGTCAAGATAGACGGAATCAACGCAAGCATAAGGCTCGCAACAGTTGATGGTGTCAAGCAGTTCGTTATTGACAGAGGTTCGAACAAGCCACTTGACGTAAGAGGAGTAACCAAGGCCGACCTCGAATCCAGATTCGGTCCTGGCCATGGCATGATAGAACGTGGAGGCAAGGTTCTAGATATCTTCAACTCTGCTCTACCGGCCATAAAGCCAGAACTACAAGAACTCGGAATGCTCAACAACCCCAACGTGATGTTCAACATGGAATATGTTGCTGGTGGCAAGACGAACGTTCAAGAGTACCAGGACAACTTCCTTGCCATCCATGGGCTCCTGGAGATTATGCAGGTCAGTCCAACCAAGAGAACAGCCACAGAGACATCCTTCAACAAGGATGCCCTAGAAAGGCTCCTGGTGAAACTACAGCCATATGCAAACAAGCAAGGCTTCAAGGTTCTGCATGCCGTTATTCCTATGCAGTCTAAGCTTCCAGACTTCAAGGCAGAACTAAACAAGTCCTACACCGTAAACATCTCTCCTGACGTACAAGAGACAAAACCTCTAAAGGCATGGCTCCAAGGTGTGAGCATGCTTCCTAGGAACATGTCCCTGAAGCTATCAACCGGAAAGAAAGTCGAAGCCATAAGCAAGGACGTGTTTCAGAACATCATGAATGGAACACCGGTGTCCTCTTACCTAGCTGAACCACTGCCCCAGAACGTCAAGGCAGCCGTTGATGGCTTCGTTGTCTATCTCGCAACCATGAAGTTGGGAGAAGCACTGCTGAACTCTCTTGACAGCGAGCTCGGTCCCGTCGGCTCCCAAGAAGGTATCGTCATAAGAGGCTTGACCCCCAAGCCTTTCAAAATCACGGGAACCTTTATCATCCGTGGTCTAGACAGTGCTTTCGCCAAAGCCTAGTTCGAGCCTCTGCAAGCCTCACCAGAGCCCGAGAACAGCTTCAACGGGTCAACGTGAGTGGGTTTCGAGAACGGGCTCTACAATGGCGTATAGAGCTCACAGTTCAAGAACAAACCGGTTGTTGGTTGAGCCATATACTCTCCACACGTTGTTCTCTTGAGCTACCACAGCTTCGGACTTTCCTGGTTGCGCCTTGAACTTCAGCCTGGGATATCTTCTCTGTCCATCCGTATACCAGAACGAAGGCTGGTCGGTTTCTCCATCTGTCTTGAACCCTGAGTTCGCATACACAGCACCAGCTCTTGTACTTCCTCCAAACCGGTTGTCTGCATATGTGACAATCTTGTTGAATCCGTTGTTGCAACACCAGTTCGAAACGTGCTTCAACAACTTCGAGAATCCTCCTCTTACTCTTGTGTTCAAGATGCTAGCAAACCTGGCAATCTCCATCCCACCCTCTGCCTTCTTTCGTTGAAGGTATCCTGGAAGTCTAAGACTTATGGCCGCCACAACCCTTTCTTCCTTATCAACGAGTCCAAATGACACACGACAACCAGTATACCCAGCTATGTGGTTCTCTTCGAAGAACACCCTCGCTTCTCGCATATCCAGTTGCTTCACGGTTGTGTCCCTGGCGTTGACAGACTGAACCGTAGACCCAACACCGTTCCTAACCATGGATTCAACGATGGCCCTCTTGTTCTCCCACTCATCCTTGAAGAACAAGTAGCTCTTGATATCGCTGGAGGGTGGGGGTAGATTGTGGTTCTGCAAGTCGTGCAACCGAACCTCCATCTCTTCGCTTGTCCAAACACATGGTTGTTCGAGCTTGAAGGGGGCAACAGAGGCAAGAAACAATTCAAACTCATCAACACACGGTGACCTGGGTTGAGCCTTCCATCTACTCTCTAGGGCTTCCTTGTACCTGAACCGTCTACCCCTTGTTGTGTTCCTCCGACCAGAACACACACCGATAATCATGGGAAAAGGAATGCCCGTTATCTTCTCTGCTTCTGCGAGACAAGAGAACTCGGCGACAACCTTTCCTTCAGCATCTATCTCCACAACTTCACGCTTGTTGTGTCCACCGTGTTTGGTTGAATGATGGATATACTGGGAAGCTAGCGCTGGTTCTGCATACTCCCATGTGAAACCACCAATGCTCCCCAGTTTGCCTTTACAACAGTTCATTATGCAAGTGCTGTCGATAGCCAGAACTCTACCAGCTTCGGCCATGCTTGCCCACTCTCGAATAAAGGTTCGGTCTTTCAAGCTGAGTTGTCGAACAGGACGAAACGAGCTTGGGTCTTGATAAGGAACGTGAGCAAGTCCCGCCATGTTGTAGCACTCAGGCTTCCCTATGTTCTCATCTAGAACAGCCTGCTCTTTCCGAAACAACTCGTCTCGTGGAATTCCAGCGTCACACATCTCCAACACTTCGAACTTGAAGGACTCTTCTCCATACTTCTTCCATGCATTCAACAGGTGAACGTTGCTATGGGTACCGTTTCGCAGCTGTTTCCTGTGTTCCCACCAACGCTTCGCAAGATTCCAACTGCTGCCAACGTAATAATTCCCGTTGGCTAGGTTGATTATCTTGTATATACCAGGCTTCTTGCACAAGCCAGTCTTTGTGTATGAACGCTTCTGCCTATTCAACATAGGCTTACCATAGCATGAAAAGGACATGTTTTCAAGGAATTGAATGCGGAAGGGAGAGCCACCTCTCGGCAACTCTCCCTTCTAAGTCCCCGTTTTCACAGGGAAACTGTTCAGATGATGTTCATATCGAGAACGGTGACCGTAGCGAAGAAGTCACTTCTTACCATCTTCTTGCCGTATCTTGTCATCAGGCCCTTACGAGGTGTGAAGTCTTCTGGACCGTAGATGACTGGGGTAAGGATGAGAGGTACGTATGGGGCGTAGATGTATCCGCTTTCGAGGAAGGTCGAGCCCTTGTAACCAATCAGGATCTTGTTGGCTGGGAAGTATGGGTCAACGAACACTGAGTAGCGACCGTTGATGGTTCCCACTGCATCTGCGCCTACGCTCATACCGTCACGGACTTGTCCGTCGCCGTCGATCTTGTACGAAGCACGGTAGCCGATGGTTGCTTCAAGGATGGTTCCCACTTCTGGTGAGCACACGATGAAGTTACCAGAGCCACGGAGTGTCTTCTTGTAGATCATGTTGGCAGCGTCTGTCACGGTCTCGATGAGGGTCTCGTACCACTCACGAACTGTACCTGTGAACGATGGTCCTGGGTAGGTTGTGTTGGTGCGAGCAATCTCGGTACCGGTGAGCTTGTTGACGAATCTACCAGAGGCACGGCTCCAGAAGAAGTTCGCTGCACCAGCCTGTGTCAACAGGTCGTTGAGGATTTCACGGTCAACGTCAAGTGTCACGAGCTCAGACAAGATGTTGGTCATCTCAGCTTCCACGTCGATCGAGTAGTAAGCTGTCAAGTCCTGAGCCATTTCTGGCGACCAGCGAGCACGTAGCTTGCGGGTTGTGGCTGTGACGTTCACTGACTGGATCAAGATGTCAACTTCTGGGATGCGTGGGCTTGGATCGCTGGCGAAGTTGGTCTCGAAGCCTGGGACGGTCAAGGTCGCACCATCCGAGTTCACCGAGAGGCTGTCAGCGATAGGAGCCGAGGCTGTCACTCTTGTGTTGTTTCCACCGGCAGCAGCTGCTGAACCGATACCACCACCAGGAAGGTTTGTGGTCGATGGACCAGACGAACCGTTGGCAAGGGCAAGAGCGAAGATCAAGTGCGAGCCGTTGAATGGATCTGGTGTGAAGGTCGAGCTTGTACCCGAATCATTCCAGTTACCACGCTTGGTAAAGCGACGGAAGTTCAACAGTGCTTCGCCTTGCTGGTAGGTCGATGGAACCGAGGTGAACACAGAACCCGATGAACCAAGACCGCTGATGGCGATTTGCTCGATCGATGTCATGTCAGCACCAGCGATGGCTGCTGTCACCAAGGATGTCGAGAGAACCAAGAAGCAGTAGTCAAGAACGTTGTTCTCAACGTCAGCCTGCAAGGTTGGATCGTAGTCCACGAAGCGTGCGTTGTAACCAACCATGCCCGCCGAAGCCGACACAGACGATCCTGTTGCCCACTGTGTACCACCGTTCCACATACCAACGATGATACCTGCGTTCGCAGCAAGTCCACCCTGGACGTGTACTCTCGAATAACCTGAACCAATCAGGTTGTACTGTCCACCTGCAGCAATCGAACCAGAGGTACGGATCGCTGAACCCGATGGGTTGGTGAACACAGACTGGCCACGGCTATAAACCGCTGCGCCTGGGTCTGTTCCTGTTGCGTACTGGTTGCCAGATGTACCTGCATCGCCACCAACGTACGAACCGTAGGTGTAGTCCAAGTAAAAGAGCAATCCCGATGGAAGGCTCATTGGCTGAACCGACACGATCTCATTCGCAATCAGACCAGCAAACACTCTACGGACAATCGGGAACGCCACGTTGGTGAAGCCCACAACCTGTCCAGACGATGCAAGACCAGCTCCACCAGTCGAAAGCGAGAGGCTCTCGTTCAGGGTCTGCTTGCTTGTCTGTCCGGTCAGAACTTCAATGGCCTGACTCTCAAGGAGACGGGCCATCTTCTGAGCGCCGAAACCGGAAAGCCCTTCGAGAAGACCTGTCTTCTTCCACTTCGCTAGAATTCTGTCGTCCGCAACGTTCATCGCAGTGCGCTGAATGCCTTCTGCGAGTTGGGCGACTGTTAGGTTTCTTGACATCTTGTGTTTCTCCTATGGATTCTTTCTTTGTGTATCTAACTACTAGTCATTTCGCAGTTTTCTTCATACCGGCGAGAACCTGCCAGCGTGAAGTGTCGAAGCTTGGAACGGAAGGTTGAGACGCCACTGTCTCTGTCATGGGCTGCTTGCCTTCTTGAATTGGCTTAGCCGCTGCAGACTTCTTACCCTTGCCGTCAAGAACCTTCACAATCGAGTTGTAAACGTTCTTCGCTTCTGCCAACGTGCGAGCACTATCTAGATACTTCACGATTTTACGTTTCTGCGCTCCAGACAAATCGTCTCTCACAAAAAGCTTGTTGAGGTAGATCGAGCGGGCAGTGAGAAGCCTTGTCTCGTCGAGCTGGCTACGGAGCATCTTGTTCTCCACAACCATCTCTTCTTCAACTGGAGCTTCTTCCTCTACCATCCCCATCTCTTCAAGTTGTTCACGGACCAGCTTGCGAACTTCAGCAAGTGACATACCTGCCATGTCGTCATCGCCTGCGTCCATTGCATCTGCTGCACCACCGACCGAAGCAGGTGGAACAACTGGGGCTCCCTCTGAACCCTCTTCGCCCATCTCTACCTCAAGGTCGTCACCGTCAAGAGCAACGTTCACATTGTCAACGTCCTCTCCGGACACACCATCAAGGTCAAGTGTAAGGCTGAGTGAATCATCACCTGGGGCCATCTCTCCATCCCCAGCCCCAAGGCC